TTGACCACCTTGGCTTGACCGTCAACCGTACCGGCCAGACTGGAAGCCACCAGGCCCGCATCTTTCAGTTCATGTTGTACGTCAAACATGGCTCACCTTCCTTCCGCCTAAGCGTTTTTCACGCCGCGGAGACGGGCGGCGGCGCGGGGATGAAAGACGGCCAGGCCGCAAATCCACTCAATCAGGGTTCGGTAAGCCGTCCCGCCAGAGTAGAGGCCCATGTCAATCACGTCCATTTTGCCGCATTGCAGGCCGGAGACGTATTCCTTCGCGCCGAAGCGAACCGCGTAAATGCTGGTACAGACGGAAGCCCCGCCGCCAGGGGCCGCTTCATCGAAGGCCAAAATCGCGTTATCGGCTTCATCGTTTTCGATAACGGCGATAGGCACGCCCGCATAAGCGGTAAGCAGGCGGCCAAAGGCGTCCGAAACCGTTTCAATGGCCTGGTTAGCCGCCCGGATCAGGGTGTTGATCTTGCGGCGCATGGTCTTGTTCATGAAAAGAACGTCTGGGCCGCCCGCCACGGCGTCAATGAGTTCGTCCAGCTTTGGCAGGGTCAAGGCGTCGCCGCCGGAAGTCGCACCCATGTCGATTACCTGGCCGCCGGTCAAGCGCTTTTCCAGGCCGTCAAACCCCTTGGGGTCCGCGTCCGTATCGCCCTTGAAAAAATTTTTGCAGTGGAAAAGGGCCGCGGCCTTGGCCTTCAAGCCGTCATGAATGGCGCGAAGGTCATTGATGTTCCCCTGAGTCTTCACCAGGGCGCGGTCAACATCGGAGACGCCGCCCATAATGGCCAGGGTTTCGGTTATGGGGTTGATTACCCCGGTAGATTCCGTGTAGCCTTCACCGATTCCCCGGAAGGCAATTCCCGGAAGGGCTTCTTCCTGATTGTACTTATAGGAGTCGGACGCCACGTCCAGGAAGGGCAAGCGTTCCAGAATCGGGGAAGTCCGGGGAAAGACTTCAATCACGCCCCGCTGCAAGGGGGTCTGTGAAAGTTTCGCAGCTTCAAGCAAAGTCAGAGACATGTTTCACCTCGTTTAGCTCTTGTATCCCACCACACGCATTTGGTGAGGGGTCATGGCGTTAAGGTCCGGCGTCTTCTTATCGCCGGGCCGCTTGGAATCCAGGGCTTCGGCCTTATTCGGGGTAAAAATCCCCTTGGCCTGGGCCTGGCGAATCCACTTGATAAGCTGGCCGGGCGGCAAGTCCGGGATTAAGTCCTTGAATTCTTCCGGGACTTCTTCCTTGAGTCCGTCCGCGACAGCCTGAAGCTCGGTTTCCGCCGCCTTCTTAGCTGAATTCACCTCTTGGAAGCGGCTATAAGGAACCGTCTTTTCCTGGGTTTGATCCGCCCGGTCTTTCACATCGCCTTTATCGGGGGCGTTCCCGCGGGCCTGATCCTGAGTATCTTGGTCATTGGCTTTATCAGACATGCTTCAAATCTCCTTTAACGCCTGAGAAGGCGGATTTTTCGGGTTACAAAACTTCTCTACCGGAGTTCAGTTCCCGGCTTTCTTCCTGAACTTGAATGAGATACGCCAATGCCTCTTCCCGCGTCTTCAGGTCAGGGTTTTGTTGCATGGCAATATCCACGGGAGAGATAACCCCAAAACCCAAAAGTTTTTCCCAAGCTTCGGCCTGGGATTTGGGGTCAACTTCCGGGCGGGGATCGGCGAAGTCAATCTTGAGTGTGGCCGCCTCTGAGAGTTTCTTTGTAGGGTTGTGGGCGTTCCAGACCACACGGATAAGCGAGAAGAGCCGCTTTTCATAGGACCGCCACAGGGCCACGTCTTCAGCCCGCATTTCCGCTAACTCGCGGGTATCCACCAGCTTAGACAGCCCGCTTGCTTCCTGGGGATCAGTTGACATGGACGCGGCGGATAACCCGTAGCTCACACAGGCCCACTTGATTAACTTGTCAATGGCCCCCACCACCTCTTCAATCCGGGCCTCTTGATTGGCAAATCCGATTTCTCCGTTTTCCTGAAGCTCCACCAGGGCGCCGGGGTCAACCTTGAGATTCCCGCCGCCTTGACCGCCCTTGATGAAACCCACGCCGAAGGACTGGGTAGAAAGGAGATAGAGAAGATCAGTCAGCTTTAGGTTGACGGCTTCCTGAAGGCTGACAAGATCGTCTCCGCCTGGAAGCCAAAAGCTTGAAGAGGGCGGCGGATAATCGAAAACCGAAAGGAAGGGCAGGACGCCGTAAGGGTTCGCGGCTTCTTCTTTCACCTGGCCCCGATAGTCCAGGCGTTGCCAGGTTTCCGGCGTCCAGTAGGAGTATTCGACCTCTTCAATCTTGTCAGAGGTGCCGAAATCAGTCACCAGGACCTTTGACAAAATTTCCGGGCTTTCTCCGGTTTCCACGTCCAGAATATTCCCGGTTAGAATATCCAGATCAAGGCGTTCATTCCGCCAAACCGGTCGAAGCAAGATCGTCTTGAGAAGCTTGGCGTACCGGCTGGCCAGCTTCAGCTTCACGTCCAGGGCCATTGATTCGAGAATCCCGGTGTAAAGCTCTTGATCTTTCTCCGTTCCCTGAATGATCCGGGTGGGAGCTTCCCGGTAAACCTGGGCAAGATTAACAATCACCTTTCGAACCACATTCAGGCAAACCTTGACCATGCTACTGGGATCGCTAAAAAGCTCATTCAACCTGGCTTCAAGGTGGTCAAGCTGGGCGTCATGGTAGAGGTCAAGCCGCTTGGCCGTCTCTGTTTTGCGCGCCAAAGAAGCGGCGCTGTCGGCCTGAAGGTTCAGGCGGTTGAAAATAATCGGGACTTGACTTTGAAAAAGCATGGTTGATTCCTTATGCGGCCTGGTAAATCCTGGCCCCTTCAAGTTTTACGCGGGTTTCAAAGAATTCGGGAAGGGTCAATTCATCGTCTAACCTGACCTTCCGGTATTCTTGAAACATGGCCTCAACCTGCTTATGGGCCTGGCAATAATCGGCGCAAAGAAGCTGTTTTTCCCCGCCCATGAGATAGCAGAGATGACGGCGGGGGGACTTGTTTTTGCACTGGATATTTCCCAGGACGTAAAGGTTCAGGACCGCTTCCCGCAAAGACCAAATCGCATGACAGGCGGAATAGACCGTATCGTCATGGGCTTTGCTGGTGGCCGCCCCGAAAGAATACTTCCCGGCCCGGCCCGCTTGGTACACGAAAGCCTTGAGTTCGGATTCAAAAACCTTCAGGTCCTTGGAAAAGTGAAACCGCTCTTCCCGGAAAATCCGGGCCATTTCGGGGAAGGCGCTGTTTTGCATTTTTTCTGAGGCGGTCACGATCTCATGGGGAATCTTCACGTCCGCCAGCCATGGGGCCAGGTCCGTGATTTCGTAATTTTCCAGAACCACGTTATCCAGGCCATACCGTTCATGGTCTTGCAGAATCGCCTTCTTAATGGCCCGTGAGGTGTTGAGGGTGAAGACCACCTGGTTAAGCACATAAAATTCCGGCTCGCCATGCTCAGGGGAAGCAACCTTGGCCGCAACCGTCCAGACGGTCGAATCCCCGCCCGCCAGGGGTGATAAAGACTTGGCCCGATCCAGGCCGCCGCCAATTTTATAAGCCCGGCCTTTGACAAGCTCCTTCACATCGGAGACGGGGATTTTGTACGGAGCCTTGGCCGCCTTAATAAATTCCGTAGGGAAAAGGGCGTTCTTGGCGTCTGACCTTTGGCCAAGAATATCCCGCTTGAAGTCGGCGGGAAGAGCCGTCCGTTGTAGCCTCCTTGCCTTTTGCCGGTCAATCCATTGTGGGGCCTGGGCTTCAAATTCGGCCAAGTCGCGATAACAGACATGGCGGGCGTAAATCGTCTGATCCGCTTCCGCTTCCTTTTGCAGGCCGTGAACGTGGCCGTCCGTGGGGTCAACGTTCGCGTCAATCAGAATCAGGGAGTCTTCACTGTCTAACAAGCTGGCCTGCAACGCATTGAAGGGGCCAAGATCGGGGGAGGCGTGAAGATCGGAAACCCACAGACAGTTAAGCCGGTCCCCGAAGGCGCTTGATAGGCTCAACCCCTCCCCAAGCTGAATGGCGGATTGCAGGGGCGGGAAGGTGATTTCATTGGTAAAGATAAACTCTTCAGGGATCAGCCGGGCCAGGCGCGGGGTGTTGGCGATGATTCGCTTTAGCGTCCTGAACTGAGTGCGCCGGGAGTGATCCGCCGTGTTACCGAGAAGCTGGGTTATGTGATTGCGGCGGGAAGTCGTGAGCCATAAGACCACCAGGGCAAAGGTTGTGCTTTTCCCATGTCTGCGGGGTTCGATAAGCAGGCTGAGAGAATGCAGAAACCGCCCGTTCCCGTCAACGGCCAA